GGAATATGACATGAAGTTTTCCAGTGAACAGAGCAATAAGGAGAGTGTTGATATCGGCGGAATCTTCAATGCGTGCCTGGGGCTGTCCGGAGAAGTTGGTGAATTTAATGATATGATTAAGAAATGGGTATTCCATGAAAAGGATCTGGACATGGAGCACGCAAAGAAAGAAGCCGGTGACATTCTCTGGTACGTAGCAATGCTGTGTGAATCGTTTGGTTGGAATATGGAAGAGATCATGCAGATGAATGTAGATAAGCTGATAGCCCGATATCCAGGAGGATTCGATGTGGAAAGAGCAAATCATAGAGCAGTTGGTGATGTGTAAACTTTTTTTTGAAAAGTCTTGGAAAATTTTGCGTTTTTAGAGGAAATTTTCAGCTCCGAAAAATTCGCCAAAAAAAGATCACACCTCAAAAATAAAATAGGGCAAAAATCTGGACGCCGGAATTTCATTCAATTCTGACGTCCTTTTTCTGATAATTGATATATGGTTGTGCCTTGCTGCTATATGTCTGTAAACGTCTGTGGTGCGATTTGAGACATTATAATCTATTATCTTGGCAACTTATAGACTAACGATTAAAATGCTTTAAAACGGCTATAATTGACTCCATGATAACACGCTTGTGCGTGCCTGTAAATAGGTTGCGTGGATCTTCCCGGCATGGTATCATATTCACGGAGGTAAAGCACATGAAAAAGAAACCATTATGCAAGCAGTTTGCAAAAGATGTCTGTGACATACTACATATAGATGCGCCCAAAATTGAATTCGTATCATCTGACCAGATGCGCACCGATACGCAAATAGCAGCATTGATTCCGGGTGTAATTCTGATCAGAAACGATGTTGATATTTCGCCGGATCTTTTTCTTGCCCTGGCGCACGAACTCCGGCACGCTTACCAGATCGCAAACGGTGCAAACCTGGAAGAGTACAAGACGAGCGACAAAATGACCGTAGAAGAATACAATTTGCAACCATTGGAAGTAGACGCAAATGCTTTTGCTTTGCTTGCCATGTCGTCAGTGTTCGGGATTATGCCACAATTTCAAAATCTGTCGGAATCGGTACGGGAAGCCATAAAAACCCGTGCGGACCAGATAAAAGCAGAACTTGAATAAACACTAATAGCCCACGACCTTTAGCGGTGTGGGCTTGTTTGATATCAACATACTATTTCATTTACAATTCTGTTAATCCGGCTTTCCATTTCGTCAAATGTGCAAATTTCATTTTCTGAAAACGGCGGGCAAATGGTGGAATCATCAAATTCTTTTCTTTCAGAGTCCCATTCTCCGCCAGTTCCGAAATATAAATCCCCGTTGGAAGCTATTAACAAGTTATCAATTTTCATTTGCGATTCAACCAGTTTTTTCACGTAGATGGTTAATTTTTCGCCATTCGGAAGTGTATAGTTGCCCTTTCTACGGTCAATTTTCCAGATGCTCCGCAATTTAATTATTTTTTTGAAGTCGTCCCTTTTCATATGGCTTTTCCCTTTCTCTTTTTATATTATTTTAACTGATTTCTTAGCTTTTCGACTGCTTGTGCCGTATCTTTCCAGAAAGAAATATTCTTTTTATCGTTCGGTGTCTTGCCTTCCATGCTTTCCCATAACTTTAATTCTTCGGAGATCCGGCCAGAAGTCAGTTCTAAATATGTGTTTATCTGGCTGGCTTCCCGATCTGTTAATACAATTGTTTTCATGTTGCACCGTCCTTTCTAGTTCAATGTCTTGTTGATTGCTTTCGCTAAATGTGGGAATGCTTCTGTGATTTCTTGAATGCTATCGGCGTAATAATCGCCGACTATTTCCCCGAAAATATAAATATTTCCAGTGTAAAAGCATCCAAGATCATTAAAATAAATATCTAATCTTGTAGCCTGTTCCTTCTTGTCTTCATACCACATATCAATATTAATCATCTTTAAAACCCCTTTCTTTAATTTTTACAAAACCGCTCCGGGGCAATGCTCCCCGGTACGCTGTCAGCGGTGATTAACAGAGATAATTATTCTTCACAAACTCAATATGTTCTTTGAGGGTAAGCGGTTTATATACTTCTTTTGCATTTGGGTTTGGTCTATATATGTGTATTGTTTCACCATCATTTAGGAAATAGCAATCAACTATGGATCCATTTGAAAGAGCTTTGAACGGCTTTGCATTTTCTGGAACGTCTGAAAGTTTCCAGAATCCGCCGTCACATCTATCGTCTATGGTGTGCGATATACTGTATCTTTTATATTCTCCGTTCTTTTCTGATTTGCTTACTTCTTCTAGCGTATAGGTAAACCCGAGCATTTTAGAAAATTTCTCTAACTGATCCATTGTGTTCATTTCAGCGAAATGATAGAAGTTGTTGTAAATGATTACATTGCTTCTAATTCGTTCGCTTGTTTTTTCTACGACTGTTATATAATTTTTCATTGTTTTATTCTCCTTCCTTTTGTCTCATCGGTACAGGTGGGGCAGTTCCTACAGACGCCCGGAGGCGTTTCGACTATTTAATTATTGTGTCAGTCCAGATTTCAAGCATTCCCCTGAATTTATTTTCTTGATCTGTGCAAAAGTGCCCGTCTTTCAAGTGAAAAATTGCTTTTTCTCCGTATTTTTCATTGATGTCTTGAACGAAGTTATAAAAACGTTCGAACTCTTCCAGGTCTTCCAGGCGAAGTAGATAGCGTTTTATTTCTTTGTTTGGTGCGTTGTAGTTATCTGTCTGGCAAGGGTGTGAAAATAATGCCTCTACTTTGATTTTGCTTTTCCCGTCATCCTGTGTCTTCCTGTCAATCATTGTAAAAAGTGCATAGCTCATAAATTTAGTATAATCTTTCATATTTCCGTACCTCCTATTTATATTCGTGAACATCACAACTCCATGTGATCGTACACGGTTTATCTGGTCGCGCTGTCTGTACCATGTACTCACGTGTCGCCCAGCTGCTAAGTTCTGCTACAAATAAGATTATTAATATCATTTTCTTCATTTTTCTTTTCCTCCTTATTCTGAAATCAAATACACGTGGAAGCTATCGCCGGAGCAGTCAACCAACTCTATTTCTCTATCATTTAGCTCTTCCGGGATTGAATCTCGTCCGTCATACTGTGCTATGATCTCGCCATTCTCCCAGATGTACATATTTCTATGCTCTGATGTGATTAGCAAGAGTTCGATTAGTTTCATGTTCTGACCTCCTGTGATTGATTTGTTTTCCTTGTTTCTATGGTTATATAATACACAATATTAGGCACAAATACAATTGACATAATACACAATATTAGGCACAAATAAAAATATCAAATTGTGCATTTTTAATTAGGCACAAATAATTATTGAAAATTAAGCACATATATAATATAATAGAGAAAAGAGATCAGGAGGTTGAAACGATGCCAGAATATACAGAGAAACAGAAAGAACAGAGAAGAAAAGCAGTTGCGGACTTTATGAAGACTGTCGACCGTGTAAATTGTCAGTTTCCGCTAGGAACGAAAGAAAGAATAAAAGAGCTTACCGGAAAAAGCTGCAACGCCTTTATAAAAGAAACAATATTAAAAGAACTGGATAAAATAGAAAGAAAGAAAGCTAAAACAAATTAAGCACAAATATTTCTATATATACGTATTGACATTAGGCACAAATAAATGTATAATAATACTTGTAAGGAACAAACTTACAAGTTGCCGGTGGCAAGCTGGAGAAAGGGGGAATGAAAAAATGAAAATCGAAGAAATCAGAAATTTAATCAGTGAAGCAGAATATGATTACATCGGAATCAGAGCAGACGACAGGGATTACCAGATTGGTGAAGTGATGGATAACTCGCATCAGCTCTTTCAGGATCCCCAGTATACAGACTTTGAATGTGTGGAGTTGCTATATCCATACATTTCAGAAGGTCCTTATGCCGGGTTCTACGATGGTGGAGAACTTGATGGCACATGTGCACTTGAAGTATCTGAAAACAATATCGAAGAAATGATTGAAGCTGTAAAATCTTACGGAGAAAAAACATACTTAATCGGTGGAAACGTAATGCAATACGGAAACGATAAAGACGAAATCATTATAAGAAACGCGGAAGTGATTGCAATATTGCGATAAAAAAGAGAAAGTATGGAAGATATGAAGGAAATTGATGCAGACGAGAAAGAGACCTGCGCAAAAGCGAAAATATTAAAGCTACTTGACACGGTCGCAAGAGCGAAAGAAAATGATCAAATCAAACAGGAGGGAAAGAAAATGTATTAGATACGATTGTTAGAATTACAGAAATTGAGTTGTTATAGAGGTGTGGCATATATAGAACACATGGATACGATTATAAATTATAGCTCAATGTTATAAAAATGGATTCCGAGAAAATGTAACGTTACATATAACGCAAAATCTAACGTTAATTGCTCTATATCTTATTCTTATTCTATAATCTATATTATAATGATACAGTATATTATAAGCCTATACAGTAGAGGTATATATTTAATAATTATAGTTATATATAATATATACAATGGCAAAATATATTTTTAAATTTATTATTGACATATGAGTGTAAAAGGCTTAATATATTAACCAGACAAAGCGAATAGGCAGTATATAGCCAGATTATAATATATACAACTCTTGGTAGTCTTATTAGACCGTGACCCGTTGCAAAACGTAACTTGCAATTGGTCACGGTCTTTTTTTATTTATATTTTACAGTTTGGAGGTGATCAGGATGAAAGATAATACAGTAACTACAGAGAATGGAATAGAAGTATATAAAGATAAGATTAACTATTATGCAGATGAATATATCCATAATGAGTTAGAAATAGATCATGTAGATATAGATAATAAACAGATTATAAAAGATAACTTTATTGATATGTTATTTTATATCTGTGACCATATAGAAAAACCAGATAATGCAGATATAAAAGCATTAGATAATATATTTAGTGTGTATGTAAGACTGTGTAGTAAGTATGGTATTAATCCTACATTAGAGGCATTTAGTTTCCTGGTAGATATCGACAGAACAACGTTTAACAATTGGCTTAATGGACAATATCGGACTGCTGAACACCTCAACACGGTCAAAAAATGGCTGAACATTTGCAAAGGCTTTCTAGTGAATAATCTGGGGAATAGCAAGGGAACGGATGCCAATAAGATATTCATTGCCAAGGCTGCTTACGGCATGGCAGAGACGAAAGCAGTGGAGCAGGGGCAGATCACAGGAGCTACAAAGACGGTCAAACAGATAGCAAAGGAAATTGGAGCGGACGAGTTGCCAGACTTTGGAGATCAGGAAGAC